TGATGAAGCAGTACGACAAAGCCAAAGCCAAGCTGGAAGAAGGCAGCGAAGAAGCCATGATCGTCTTCTACAACACACGTCTTGCACTGTGCTGGGCTCGCACCAAGGAAACTACCCGGTACGACGAACTGATGCAGCGTGCCGAGCCCTACCGCCTAGGCACCGTACCCATGGGGGGGCTGATCCTCACCGCCGCCATCGACACCCAGGCCTATCGACTGGAGATGAAAGTCGTCGCCTGGGGCGAAGGCATGGAATGCTGGATCGTCGATTACCAGGTCATCCATGGATCACCTTCCGATGAGGAAACATGGAAGCGTGCAGACGAGCTGCTCAAAGCACGCTACCGCCATGCCTGTGGCCAGACCCTTGGCATCAGTGCCGCACTGGTGGACTCAGGCGGCTCAGCTACGCAAGACGTGTACAACTTCACCGCTTCCAAAAAGCACCGCAACATCTACGCAGTCAAGGGGCACAGCCGTCCCAATCGACCAATCCTTAGCAGTAAACCCACTGTGGTGGATGTCAACTGGCGCGGCAAGGCTGCACTCGGTGGTGCCCAACTATGGTTTGTTGGACCGGACACCGCCAAGGACTACCTTCAAGCCCGCTGGAAGCGTCCCAGTGGCCCCGGCGCTGTCCACTTTTCCAATGAGCTGCCAGAGTCCTACTACAAAGGTCTGACCGCTGAATACCGCACCTTTGGCTACAAGCGTGGCCGCAAAGTCAGTTGGTGGGAGCAAAAGAAGGGCGAAGCCAATGAACCGCTCGACCTGATGAACTACAACCTCGGCGCCGCCTATTTGCTCGGCCTGCACAAGAAGACAGAACACCACTGGGCCCAGCTGCGAGACCGCCTAGTCCCCACCCAATGGGATTTGCTCAGCCAGGCTGAAGACATTCCTGTACCAGCAGCGCCAACAGCAGCATCACAAGCAACAACGGCAGCAGGCCCACAGCTAGCGCCAGTGCCCGCCCACCCATCCCCCGTTAAACCGCAACAGAAAGAGGTCGAACATGACTACGAGCCCGCCGATACAGCCACAGGGCACACCACCGGCTTTGGGCGAGACTGGTAAGTCAGCCATGCAACGCCGAGATCCACAACGCGTCCCCCGCAGCCTGCGACCCTTTGCCAAAGCCAACCCGCCCACATTGGCAAACCGCATGGCAACCCCCACCTTCCGCCGTGATTGGTAAGCCATGGACAAACCCATCAGCCCCACGCCAGCGCTCGATGCCAAGATACAGGCTGACCCTGATCTGGTGGATCGAATTTTCGATTACATATTGGCTGAGATGCCAGAACTATCAGCAGCGGCCCTCAAGCTCAAGGACGAAGTCCGCCAGGAATTTGCAGGGGAAGAGTGCTACATCGCCAGTAGACCAGCAACGACACGTCAAGAAAAAGTTGCCAGTGTGCTGGCGCTCTTCAATGGCCGAAACGCAAGCGAAATTGCTCGCCGCCTAGGCATCGGGCGTACCACTGTCTGGCGCTATCTCAAACAAGCGGGTGCCATCAAAACTGTTTCAGCTTTCCGGGAAGTGGAACAGAAAAAACGATAGTTTGTCCGCTCAAAAGGAAACCCCATGGCACTCACCCAAACAGACCTCGACAACCTCGACGCAGCCATCGCCACCGGCGAGCTGAAGGTTGAATTCAATGGCCGCGTCGTCGTTTACCGCAGCATTTCAGAACTCATGGCTGCACGCGCCCACGTTGCCAGCGTGCTGTCCACCAGCTCCGCCACCACACGCCGCACCGCCGCCTACCGCGTCGGCTTCGTCACCAATCGCGGGGACTAAATCACCATGGCTAACATCATCGACCGCCTCATCGGCATATTCAACCCCGTCGCAGGCATCAAGCGCCACGCTGCCCGCGAAGTCCTCACCCGAGCCTACGAAGGCGCCAGTAAGCGTGATGGCTGGAAGCCCCGCCGTCCTGGAGCCAGTGCCAATACCGACCATGCCGTCGATGCAGCCACGCTGCGCATTCGTGCCCGCAGCCTGGTACAAAACTGCCCCTACATCAATCGGGGTATCGGTAGTCTCGTCGCCAACGTCATCGGCACAGGCATCATCCCCCGTAGTCTCGCCAAGAATGCTGCAGCCATCGATGAGTTGTGGGATGCATGGACGAAAGTCTGTGATGCAGATGGTCGCCTCGACTTCTACGGCATCCAGGCTGCAGCCTACCGAGCCATGGAGCAAGACGGTGAAGTATTGATCCGACTTCGCCAAAGACGCCCTGAGGACGATTTGCCAGTACCTCTGCAGCTCCAGCTCCTAGAGATCGACTGGTTGGACTCAAGCCGCAATATCAGCAACGGCGCCAACACCGTCATCAACGGCATCGAATACAGCCCACTTGGCAAAATCGTCGCCTATTGGCTATTTGACCAACATCCCGGCGAAATGCTTGGCCCCCGCAGATCCCGCGCTACCAGCGCACCTGTATCAGCCGAGCGCATCATCCATCTCTACAACCCCGAACGCCCAGGGCAGGGCAGAGGTTTCACGCGACTTGCACCAGTCATCGCACGGGTGCGTGACCTCACGGTTTATGAAGATGCAGAACTCGCCCGAAAAAACCTCGAAGCCCGCCTCAGTGTCCTGGCCAGTGGAGACGTATCCAGCATCGGTACCCTTGACCCCCAAGACATGCGCACTGAGGAGCAAATCCGTAAAGACGGCAACCTCGGCAATCTGGGTAGTGGCAGCATCGTTCAAGTCCCCACTGGCTTGACCCTGACCACCGTTCAGCCAAATGCCATGCCCGGTTACGTGGAAAACGTCATACACCAGCTACATCTGATTGCAGCAGGCATGTGCATCACTTACGAAATGCTCACAGGCGACGTGCGCGAGGTAAATTTCTCAAGCGCCCGCGTCGCCATGCTCGAATTCAGGCGCAATGCCGAGCAGCTGCAGTGGCTTGTGCTCATCCCGAAACTGTGCACACCCATTTGGCAAGCCTTCATCAATGCTGCTGAGCTTTCAGGAAAGATCAAATCCATCGACTACGCCTGCGACTGGTCCACCCCCAAATGGGATTACGTCAACCCCGTGCAAGACGTCGCCGCTGACCTCGATGAAATATCAGGTGGCCTGTCCAGCTTCTCCGAAAAGCTTCGTCGCCGGGGCTACAAACCAGATGCCGTCTTCAAGGAACTGAAGCAAGACATGGAACGCCTTAAAGCAGACGGCACGCTCGACCTCATCGTCATGCTGCAAAAAGGTCGCACCATGGCCATGGCACAAGCTGAATCGGCTGGGAAACCAACTGCAAAAGCAACATCCGCCTAAACCTTAAAAATATTGTTTCAGTTTTCCTGAACATGAAACAGCGACATCGCCACCATGCGTGGCATGCCGCAAAAATTATCCACTCAAACCCGCCGTGACGACCTGCCGCTAGCAGGTCGCTCCATGGAGCTAAGAGGCTTCACCCGTGCCCAAGAGGCAGGCGATCAAGCCCCGCTCGCCACCGCTGAAATCGTCTTCACCACAGGTGCAGCCGTTCAGCGTTACGACTGGTACCGAGACCGTGCTTACCTTGAACAATTGGTCGTTGAAGACGGTTCTATGCGTTTGGGCCGCTTGCAGCGTGGCGCTCCTTTGCTCAATACCCATAGTTCTTGGGATCTGGAAGCACAACTCGGTGTTGTAGAAAACCCCCAGATCGCCAATGGTCAGGGCACATGCGCAGCAACCTTTAGCCGCCGTGAATCGGTCGCTGGCTATGTCCAAGATGTTGCCGACAAGATCATCCGAAACGTGTCAGTCGGCTACGTGCGCCACCGCATAGAGATGGTTCCCCCCGCACAAGACGGCGGCATGTGGGTCTACCGCGTCGTTGACTGGGAACCCTATGAGGTATCCCTGGTCCCCATCCCTGCAGACATGGACAGCCAAATCCGCGCAGCCGGTGATCAGTCAGGCGCAACCGGGCAAGCCAGTGATGAGGCCACGCACCAGCTGCGCACGTTCCCCTGTGAATTCATCGAAACCCGTGCAGTGCAAGCGCCTGCACCCCAGTCCCCGCCCACGGTGGGCATATCCGCCGCAACCTCAACCTCAAAGGAAACACGTCAAATGGACGAAGATACCAACGCCAACGGCGGCACCACCGCTACCGGCAACACCGCCACAGTCATCGAGCAGCGCGGCACACCTGCCAGCGCTTCGACATCGACAAACACCACGCCTGACATCGCCGCACGCGCTGCCGACATCGTAGACCTCTGCGCCCGGCACAACGTCGCCAGTCTGGCTTCCGGCCTGATCCGTGACAACAAAACCGTTGACCAGGCCCGTGCAGCCATTCTCGATCACCTGGCCACGCGTGACCAAAGCCAGGGCGGTCACCGCAACGTACGCATCGAGACTGTGCAAGACGAGATGCAAACACGCATGGCTGGCATTGAGCAAGCCATCATGCACCGCGTGGCAGCCAGCACCAAGCTGGACGACAACGGGCGCCAATACCGTGGCATGAGCCTGTTGGAGCTGGGCCGCGACTTCCTCGAAGCCAACGGCCAAAACACCCGTGGCCTGGATCGCCTCACGCTGGCCACCCGCATCCTGCACTTCCGCAGCTCAGGCATGCACGGCACCAGCGACTTCTCCAGCCTGTTTGCCAACGTCGCCAACAAACGCCTGCGCAATGCTTATGAAGAAAACCCAGGCACCTATGGCGCATGGGCTCGCCGCGCACCCAACGCGCCCGACTTCAAAAACATCCAGGTCACGGCCATGTCCGGTGCGCCCAGCCTGCTGCAAACCAACGAGCATGGCGAATTCAAATACGGCACCTTGGCCGATGGCAAAGAAACCTATGCCGTCGTCACCTATGGCCGCATCGTTTCGCTCACCCGCCAAGCCATCATCAACGATGACCTGCGCGCCTTCGACCGCCTGGTTAGCTCCTTTGGTGACAGTGCCCGCCGCCTCGAAAACCGCCTGGTCTACGCCCAGCTCACTGCCAACGCCGCGCTGTCCGATTCAGTTGCATTGTTCCACACAGACCATGCCAATTTGGCAACCGGTGGCGGCTCTGCGCTGTCTCTTGCCAGCCTGAGCGCAGGCCGCACCGCCATGCGTTTGCAAAAGGGCTTGCAGGCAGAGGAGCTCAACATCGCGCCGCGCTTCTTAATCGTCCCCGTAGCGCTCGAAACCACGGCCTACCAACTCACCAGTGCCAATTACGTGCCAGCCAAGGCAACAGACGTAAACGAATTCCGTGCCGGTGGCCGCACCAGCGTCGAGCCCATTGTCGAGCCATTGCTCGATGCCAGCAGCTCCACAGCCTGGTACCTGGCTGCCAACAACGGCCAAGTTGACACCGTCGAATACTGCTATATGGACGGCGCTGAAGGCCCTGTGATTGAGACCGAAGTCGGCTTTGAAGTCGATGGCATCTCCTACAAGTGCCGTGAAGACTTCGCTGCCAAAGCCATCGACTTCCGTGGCCTCTACAAAGCCACTGGCGCCTGATTACCCGCTGGGCTGGATCTGATCCAGCCCTTCGGATCAACCCCATTCACTTCCAGGAATCAACATGAAAAACTTTAATCAAGAAGGCGAAGTCATCCCCTTCACCGCTGGTGCAGCCCTCACCTCCGGCCAAGTCGTCGCACTCGGCAATGTGCTCGGTGTCGCCTGTGCAGCTTACGCCAATGGCGAAGCGGCTGAACTGGCAACCGAAGGCGTCTTCACCGTTCCCAAAGTCTCCGGCGCCGTCATTGCGATTGGTGAAACACTCACCTGGGACGCATCTGCCGCCGCCTTTGACGACAACGCAGCCACGCCAGCCTCTGGTGACATCACCGGTCCCGCTGCATTCGCTTTTGAATCGGCAGGCAATGGCGTCACAAGCCTAAAGGTACGCTTCACCGGTGTACCGGGCACGCGCACGGCGTAATTCATCGCTTAACCCTGACACTGCACGCTGTCCTCCATGGCCACTGACTTCAACCAGATCCAGGCCCGAGCCAATGCCACCGTCATGCGCACGCTGTGCAACTGCGGTGGGACGTTCAATGGCGCCAGCTTTGCAGGCATCTTGGAATCTGGCTTCGAAGGTCAAAGCTTTGACGGCTTCGGTTCTGCAGGCAACAGCGTTCGCATCACCTTAGCCCTGAACCCTTTGCCTAACCTTATTGAAGGTAAGCCGCTCGAAGTCACTAGCGGACAGGGCATCGGCACCTACCGCGTCGGCAACGCCTACCCAGACGGCACCGGCCTGGTCACCCTTCACCTCCTTTTGCAAACCACCCCCACCTGAAAGACCCCATCATGTCCTCTCATACCGCTGCGGGCGCCACGCTCAAACTATCGGCAGGCGTGCCTGCCACCTTCGACGGCACAGGCTACGCTGCGCTCACCTACACCACTGTGGGCGAAGTGATCGA